AGGAGATGGTCTCCAGTAATTATGATAATAAGGATATGTATGGTATATATTTTGATACACTCTAGGTCTTAATGAATTAACATCAAGTTGTATTGTATCACCTTCAGCTGTTACAGCCAAGACTTTTATAGTATTCGATGGTGCCGGTGTTAATGATGCGCAACTACTAACAAGCGCCGCAATAACCGCCACATAAAGGACAATTTTCCATAATTTCATTTATTTATTTTTTTGATATTGTTGTTCGTATTTATGCCTAAATCTTTTAACTTTTCTTTGTTCTATTTCTGATAACATTCTACCTTCTTGCTTAGCTCTATTTATAATAGCCTCGCCTTTTGCTCTATAATCCTGCATTTTAATATTACCAGGTTTAATAGTTGGGATTACTCCTGGATTATTTTTTACCTGAGATTGATAATTTTCAAAAGAAGTTCCTTGCTCCACTCCCCGTCTTTTTTCAGTTTCGTGTTTAAACCATTCACTCATCATACCAGATAAATTTGGTATTATCGAGGACCACTTGCTACTATATAATGTTGATCTACTCATTTTATCTTAGTGTTATGTTCAGTCCAACTGAACTGTTGTATATTTCTGAATCCCAGAATTTAGTATATTCACCTTCAAAGAAAATTCCTATACTTCTATTTATTTTCCAACCAAATACTAATCCGGTTTGGTAATCTTCCCACTGTTCATGTTCTGAATCTTCTCTTAAACCTCCAAGTCCCCAATTATTTCTATTTAAATAACTAAAGTCTTCATCACCATGTACATATTTATGATATGGTAATAAATAAGATCCATACGCATGAAGCCAGAATTTATTTTTGTAATGGTAAAAGTCAAAACCGACCACGGGAGATACAACTCCAAAATCATCTATACCTTCCCACATTTCTTCATTGTAACGATTCATTAACTCAGCAAACACTGTATCACGAAATTGTAAATCACTATAAGCAACAGTTTCTCCCTCTGGATCAACCCAATACCAATCACTAGTTTCATTACCAAATTGGTCTTCTGACGTATAATAAATATCATCATAACCATAATAAAAACCTAATGTATACCATGGATTTACTGGCCAACCTTCTGGCGTTGTTTCATTTAACCATATTTCTACTGGATTATATCCATAAGGTCTTTCGTGTGTTCTATATATTACACCTGCAGATAAACTAAATTTTTCACCAATAGGTAATTTAGCTCTTACTTCAGCTGATTTATAATCAAAATTTACTTTACCTTGTGCTCTACTTTCTAATTTAACCATGTGGTATTTACCACTATGTTTTAAAAAGTATCTATGATTATCATATAATTCATCTCTTTCTCTTTCCTTTTCCCAATGGAACACATATTCTAAGCCATTAACTGGAGAGTTTGTAGCAGATAAACCTACATTATTCTCAGTACCATCATAATATTGTTTACCTTTCACCTCATAATCATATCTAGCTAACTTTCTTATACCTATACCATATCTATAGTCAAATTCATAATATGGAGTACCATCAACTACTTGTGGAATACTATATAATCCTCCATCTTCACCAGGTCTTACAAAATAATCTGGTGGGTTTTCTTTAGGATTCTGCATATCACCCGCTACATAAATAGTACCATATTTAAATAGTTCATCGTAAATAGATTTAAAAAATCTACCTTTTTCTTTGTCTTGTCCACTTATATTAAACGTGATAAGTAAACAAAGGGTAAGTAAAATTTGTTTCATTATTTATATTTTTTAAACATTAATTTATACAAAAGTTTATTCCAACCTTCTTGTATTTTATCTATAAATTTTTTAATTTTTTCTTTCATGATTTTAAAATTCTATATTTTCTAATCTTTTTAAAGCTTCGTTTATTGATTTTTCTATTGCTAATTCTTGTTGTATTTTTATACTATCTTTTTCTGCTTGAGTTAAATTTTCCCAAGCTTCCTTTTCTTTCCTTGCTTGTTCACGTCTATTTTCTTCTCTTGTTTTTTTACCTTTTTCAATACCTTCTTTTTTTCTTCTTTCTTTAGCTTGGGCTTTAATTAACTCATGTTCTTCTACTTCTGTATTTACATCCCAAGTTCTCCAACCTAAACCTAATGCTACTCTTTGAAGCGCAGTGTTTCTATTATCTAAAGCTTCTGTTATACCATTTATTTCATCAACTAATCTATCTAAAGGAATGTTAAATGCTGCAGATGTTAAACTACCCAATACATTATAAGAAGGACTTAATTGAAATTTCCCATCAATTGTTACATCAAAACCTCTTTCAGCTATTACATCTTTTTCAAAAATAGTTCCAGTTTGTATAGCACCATATATTTTTCGTGCTTTACTACCAACAGGAGGAGATATATTTAAAGCTTGAATCAATGTTTGAGCATGATCCTTTTGCCAATTAGGTTTAGCTTCTTGCTTGTAGTATTCCATTATTATATTTTTAACAGTAGATATAATAGCTCCTCTTACACCTGCACCTCTTAGCATTGTATCAATAGAATTATTAAGTATTTTATTAATTCTTTTTTCTTGATCTGCTGCTCTTTCATCTTCATCATCATCACTAAATCCTGGTAAAACTGCAAACAAAGCACTTTGTAATGTAGAAAACATTAAGTTTTGAACAAAGGTATAATATATTATTCTACTAATATTGGTAAAAGGATTACCTCTACCATTTATTAAATCTAACGCAGCTTTTTTACTCTTTCTTACCATCTGCATAGTAACGTTTTGAAAAGCTAAAACTAATCTTCCTAAATTACTTGCTTGCTCTCTAGAAACTAATAAAGGATCTGCTGACTGCTGTACTTCATCGGAAATCTCTGAAAAATCTCCCCAAGCTTTTGCATCTGCTTCTTCTTGACTTAATCCTTTCTTTAAATAAGAATTTAATCTGTTTCTATAATAAGTAGCTCCACCTAACGCAATGGCTAAACTATCTGTTATTTGATTTAATACAAAACCATATTTTAACATTATAGATATAAACACTGAGACTTTGTTATCTGCTTTAGCCACTGTTGAAGCAATTTCAGCTTCATTAACATCTCCTTTTAATCCTGATCTTCTAATTTTTAATTTAGGAGAAAAGAATATTTTAACCACATCTCTCCAATATTGAGGTTGATTTGCAAAAGCCATAGCAGCTTTTAATATATTATTGTCCTTCCAATTTATAAAGTTTGGAATAGAAATTAACTGTAATAAAGCTGATCTTCTATTTAAGAACATTATACTACCAACAGCATTATTCAACCAATTCAGCCATGTATTTGTTAAAGAATTATTACCTTTAGATCTGTTAGTACCTGTTTTCATTCTATAAATACTATCCTCTAAAGCTATTCTTATTGGATTCCCATACAATGCTTCAACTTTATTTAAATTATCTTCACTAAATATAATATCTACATTTTCAATAAACTCTGATAAAAATTCTTTTCTATTTACATCTGTACTTATAGCGTTTAAATCTCCAATTATACTACTACCTTCCCACCCCATTTTAGGTTCTATATATTCAGGACGTTTTATTACAACTAGAATTCCTTCAGCAAAAGAATTAAGTTTAGGATCATTTTTAACTAATCTACTTAAAAACAACGCGTCTCTTTTAGACAAACCAAACCTAGTCATATCTATACCTTGTTTTACCCATAAACTAACTCTAACAGCGTCTTGATAGGTAAATATAGTACCTGGGATTTTAGTATTTAAAATTTCTCTTACTTCAGGATTCGCCTTTTTTAAAGTTTGATAACCATTACTAATAGCATATTTTGCTTTTTCCATAGCAGCAATACCTCTAGTGTAAGGTTTTATTAAAGCTCTATCAAACCACGCCTGATCTGCTTCTCCTTGCTTTCCTTTACCCGCAAATACATACATTGTTAAACCTCTAAAGTCATCAGCTGATGGAGGAATAATAGGATTACTAATATCATGCCAAGGTCTTTTACCATCAAGCTTAGCTTTTATTTTAGAATAAGTTGCTTCCCATTTTACGCCTTTTTGACGCTCTATCATTTTATTAAACTCATCACTTAATTCTCCACTAAACTTTATTCTAGCTTGTTGAACCTTAGATTTAACATCTAATACGTTTAAAACTTCTTCAACAGCTTTTACGTTTTTTAACGCATCATCAGCAAAATAAAAATCATTATATCCTTCACTAGCTTTTTGAATAAACCAATTAGCTTTAGCTTGAGGTCTACCATCTTCTAATCCTATAATATTTTCTAAAGGAATTTTTAAACCTAAGTTGTTTAAAAACTCTTGAATAGGTTTTGCTGCTACTTGAGGCCTAGCGGTTAAAACAAAAATATCTCTTTTTCCTTTTGATTCATTTATCATTTTAGCTACATTAAACAAAGGACCTTTTTTACCTTCTTTAACATAATTAAATTCTTTAAAATCAAATGTAGCACCTTGCTCTGTTAATGTACCAGCTTTTTCAGCGAATTCACTAGGAGTTATTTTAAAAGTTTTATTATCTAAAGTAACTATTACTTTACTTTTAGATTTTGCTAAAGTATCATCAAAATCAAATACTCTAGCTTTTTTAATTTTACCACTCCATTTTGGAGAACGCGCATTACTCATTGCTTTATCCCCAATGAAGTTAGTTATATTCTGTTGTTTAGCATTTATTTTAAATAAAGTTCCTACCTTTTGGTTGTAATATTTTTCCCATTTAGCTCCAATTATAGGAGCTTTAGAATCATACCCTTTAACACCGTATTGAATTCTACCTAATGTAAAAGGATTATACATTCTTTTCCACCAAGGTTCTATTCCTGGAATATAACTTGCTAATGCAGTTTTAGAAAATCCAGTTTTAGTTATCACTTCATCCATTTCAATAGGAATAATACTAACTCTATAATCTTCTTTTAATTTATTTATATTTATAGTTTTATTTCTATTTATTAAATTATCATATAAATAATATAAAACTAATCTAGCTGGTATAGAGTGTTCCCATCGATAAGCATTTTCATATACTGGAATTTTATTTCCATCTTCATCTAATACGAATTCACCTTTATCTTTTTTATATACTTGATTCCCGTCTTTATCTTTCTTACGAATAAGAAAAGCTTGTCTATCTTTGTTCCAGTTTTTATGTGGTAACACAGTAGCATGTCCATATAATGGAGCAGCAATTCTTAATGCAGTAGCTGTACCATCATTTAAAGAAGTAAGAATCATAGCTTGAACATCAGGATCAAACTTTTTAATGTTTTTAATAATATTAACTGTCCAATTCCAAGCAGCTTCTCTTAAATCTGTAGTAGCACTATCATCGCCTTCTAGATTTACAATGTTTTTCTTTTGAACTATTATAGAACTTCTAGGATTTACATATTTTCTCTTTAAAACTCTTCCATCTTCTAATGTTATAGTCCTAGAATCTATTTCTTTTATATCTGGGAAAGCTACTTTCATGTAATTATCATTAAAATCTGTAGCTCCACTAAATAAATCTTTACCTCCTCTTCTTCTATTAGTTTGTACCCATTGACCATTTTCTTTTTTCCAACCTTGTCCTACAGCACCGGAGGCACTATAACTTAGGTTTCCAAAAGTCCAAGCTTGCTGTATTAATTCGTCTTTCTTTTTCCTGTTTTTCGTGTTTTTGTATCTATTCTGTTCAATAGAAACAACATTTTCTCTAGCTATATCAATCATAGCTCCATTAGTTCCTGGATCAAAAGCTTTTTCAGCATTTAATGTAGTGCCTTCTACATAATCAAACACAGTTTGATTTGGATCTTGATTTGCAATTACTTCTTGAGCGTAACTTAAAAAATCTTTTTTCTTTATTAAGGTTTTATCTACTATTTTTACATATGGTTTTAAAGCTGAAGAATAATATCTAGATATTTTTTTATGATAATCATCATATTTCTTTTCATTATATATAGATCGATGTAAGTTCTCTATATTTACTGGAGTAATTTTATTTTGATTTAATAAATCATATAATCCTTTTAAAAATATATCTTCTTTGCCTTGCCATTCATTATATAATTTTTCACCTAATATTTTAGAGGAATACTTTACTCTACCCATAGATCTTTCTATAGCAGATATTTCAGACTCTACTAATGCAGTTGGATTTAAAGATCGTATAATATTAGGTACTAAATCTTGACCTAATTCTTCAGAAATTATTTTTGCTAAACTAACAAATCTTGCATCTCTAGTGTTTTCTGCTAATGAAGGATCAGTAAAGTAATTAATCCATTGTTTTATTAATTTAGGATTTAAAACTTTTTTAACTGTTCTAGCATTTCCAGCATAAATATCTTTTATCTTTTGTCCTTTTATATAACCTTTATCTATTGCGTCATTATACTCTCTAGATTCTGGAGCACTATATCTTAATATTTTTCCATCATCATCTCTTAACTTTTCACTTAAAAAAGGATAACTATAATTTATAGTTGTTATATCTAATTTATTTAAAATAACATCTGCATTATCTTTTATAAAATTAATTACATTTTTATATTTTAAATCCGCTATTTGTTGTTTATTTAAACCTTTAGTTAGTTCTTTTATTTCTTTAGGATCTCTTGTTCCATAAAACATTAAGTTTTCTATATCAAATGCAGTTGCTTTTGATATTTCATCTCTTACTATTTTTTTATAATCTTTACTTCCAGGTTCTACTCCTTGTAATTTAGTTCTTAATGTAGAATCTATAGCTCTTACAACTTTATCTATATAAGCTTGATTATCTGCTAATGGTTTACCCATTATCTTTAAATCATCAAAAAATGAGTCTACTTCTTTTTTAATTTCTTTTTTAGGTTTAGGTTTTTTAGGTTTAGGTTCAGTTTTAACAGGAGCTTTTTCTTCACTAACTCTACCTTTCGCCTTTTCTAAATCAACTGTTTTTATTTGGTCTTTAAAGAGATCATTCCATACATCACCTACTCTAAACCTAATTCTACCCATTAAATATCCATATAAACTATCATTTATATTGGGGTCAAATCTAGAAATATCATTCTTACCGTCTTTACCTATTGTGTAAAGACCTGATATAGCTCCAAATATTAATTCTTCTTTAACATTAATTGGTTGCTTTCCATAGTTTTTAACATCATTTACATACGCGGTAACAACACCTACTAATTCACTAGCTAATTTATTATTCCATACTTGATTACCATAATTAAATCCTATACCTGTTTCTGGATCAAAAGGTAGACCTAATCTATCTATTATACCTTTCGCCTTTTTCGCTTCTCCTGATATTTCTACACCAGATAACTTAAGTTGTTTAGCTATTTTTCTACCAAGTTTTTCTATTCTATTTAAATCTTTAGGAAGAGCTCCGATGTCTTGTAAAGCTATACCCTTAGCTTTCATCCTTAAAGGTACTTCTCCATTCATAAAAGCGTTAGCATTGTCTATTGCAAAATTTACAGCTCTATCAGGAGTAGATATTAAATTTCTTCCAAACACTCTACCTAATATAGCTTCTTGTAAATATATTTTACTTTTATTTTCTTTAACTAAACTAGAATCTTCGTTATTAATATATTCTATATTAGCTAAAATATATTCTTCTATTCTTTTTGCTAATTCATCTTTAGCTATATCACTTATATTATCCCAAACTTTTCTACCTTTTTCAGTAAAAGTTCCATCTTCATTCCAAAAACTTCCTTCTTCTACATTTCTAAAGTAAAACAAATCTTGAATTAACTTTGTATCTTTCTTATTAAATTGTGGATTTTCAGTATTAACAAAAGATCTTACACCTTCTAATCCAGCATAACTAAGACTACTACTGGCATTGTTTCTATTTTCTACCCAAATCTTTCTAAATAAATTTTCTGCATAAAGACTTATTTTACCTGGATCATCATCAAAATATAAAGCATCTTGAGCGTGTCTATATTCATGATACGCAACAGTACCAGCTGGAATAATATTTTTTTCTTCTACAGCTTTTCGAGCTTTTTCTTCGTTTTTAACTATATAAGTTTGACTTCCATCTTCATTAGTTAAAACCATCCCATAACCACCGGATTTTTTATAGTTATCAATTAAATACTGCTTTTGTTTAGGACTTAAATAATTATATTGTTTTTTATGTAATTCTAATTCTATATCATTTTCAGTTACTTCTATATAATTTAAAGATGTTTTATTTAAAATATTATCTGCAGCTACACTAGTATTAATAGCAACAGTAAGAGCCTTGTTGTTTAACAAATACTGTTTTCTACCTATTTGTTCCCAAATTTGATCCTCTAAAGCTTGTAATCTTTTCTTGCTTATTCTACCCCAATCTCCAGTTTTCTTTCTATAATTAGCAGAAGATAAAACTAAAGCACTAATTAATGATTTTTCTTGTTCTGTGGCATTGGCTTTAGCTTTATTTATTTCATATTGTATTCTATCTTCTCTTTGTGTCTGTAAAATATAAGCTATACGTTCTTGATCATTTTTTAATCCCTTATATTTATTATCAGTATCATTAAGATTTCTATTATAATATGTCCAAGTAGAACCTAAATTGGTTTTAGCCGCCTCCCAATTAGTATCTTCTTGTATCGCCTTTATAGAACCTTCTATATTTGCCATTCGACCTTCAAAAGATTCTCTTTCAGAAGCATTTAATGTTTTCTTATAATTATTTATCTGTTCAGTTACTTGCTTTTGATTCATACCGGGTCTTACTCCTGCCGCGTGGTATAAACCAACTTTCATCTCGTTTAATTCTATTAGCTCATATATTTTGTCTTTACCTAAAGCTAAAGTATTAGCTGTCATTTTAAAATGCTCAAAACCTAAAGCTTGAAATTCATTATTTATTAATTTTAAAATTTCACTTCTTCTTTTCTTATTATTTCCATGTAAGTTTTCTAAATCACCTAACCAACCATCTATTCTATTATTCGCCTTATTTATAGTCTCTGTATTTTTAATAGTTCTTCCTACAGTATTATAAGCATTAATTACTACACCACCTGTGTTCATAGGAGAGGAAGATATAATTGTAGACCACGCAACATCATCTAATCTACTTAAATCTATCTCTTTACCTAAGATCATGTGTTGAGTAACTACTTGTTGATTAGTTTCAATAGCTAATTCTTCTACTAATTCTCTTCCTTGTCTTTTAGTCCATTCTTTTCCATATAATAATGAGATTTGAGCTTGAGTTTTAAAAGATAAATCACCCCACCTTTTTCCTGTAGCATTATTATTATTTAATATTTGTCTTAATTTACTAGTGTTAGAATTTTTATAAAAGTTTTTAAACGTTGCAATATCGTCATAAAAAGCTACCGTATTTTTACCAGTACCAATAGCGTAAGTAAAAGCCATTTCTATAGTTGCATTAGCACCAGATGCTGAATGGATTTGCAAAGGACTAAGTTCGCTTTGAGCTATTATTCTATTATTTTCTGCAGTTTTTCTACTATAATCAAACATGTTGGTAATATCTTTATTATTCCAAGCATTGTCTAAATATTGTTGATTTTGATATGCAGAATCAAGTATATCTTGTTGAATTGTTAAATTTCTCCATGTATCTCCATAACTACTAAATCCAAATGGAACAGCTATTGAAGCTCTAGTTGCTATATTAACTCCTTTTAAACTTAATTGTAATGCACCTGCTGTTGCTCTACCTATACCTCCTGTTCCTAAAGCAAGCATAGTATTAGCTGTTTGTTGAGCACCGAATCTTGCAGAATTTAACAATCCTTCTCTATATATTTCTCCATTTTTTAATTGTACTCCAGCAAAAAATCCATTTCCTTTAAACCCTTCTACCATGCTATAATCAGCCATTGGTTGAAAAGCAGTAGCTAATTGATTTTCTTTTCTTTGTTCTCGTAAAGCATATTCGCTATCAAATAATCCAGCAGCTGTTAACCATAGGGAATTAAAACCTCCAGATAAATCTTGTCCTAATAAATCTCCACCCCCATATTCTAACTGTGTTACATTAAACATTTGATCACTATACTTAGTGTCTTCTAAATATTTTAAAGTTTTATCAGTTATATCTCTATATTTATTTGTTATAGCGTTTTGAGAAACCTGTAAGTCATTTATAAAATAAGATAATTGATTAGCTACTTCTACAGCTTGATTAAATTTCTTTTGATCCTCTTTAGATAATTTAGTTCCAGCAGCCGCTTCTAATTGTATATAAGAATCATCACCTGATTGAATAAAACTAAAGTTTATTTCAGCATCTACATTTTCTAATAGATCTGTAAGTTTTTTAATACCACCTTGAAATACAGGTGCGGCTCTTTCTGGAAGTTGTTCTAATAAATTCCCAACAACTTTTCTTTCTCTCTCTGCTAAACGTAAATCATCTCTCATTACAGCATTACCAAGTTCTATTAAAGCTTTCTGATCTTCTGCTTTAAATAAAAGCGCCATTGCTCCTGTAGATTTTGTATATAATTGGTTCTCTCCTTCTTGATTAAATAAACTTACAAGAAAATTATTACGTACTTCCATGGGTTCTCCAAAAGGTCCCATAACACTAATTAAACCATAGTCTATTACTTCATCATCAAAAAATGTATCTGAAGCTAGATTTCCTGCAGCCATTTGGCCAGTTAATATTTTTCTTAAGTCAGCTTGAAAAACCTCTTCACCTTCAGAATAAGTAAAAATATTACCGGGTTGATCTTGTAAACCATCTAAACTTGCTAACCCGCTCCAAAAATTATTCATTCCCTCTACATCATCATTTTGGATTTGTTTTCTTTGTTCAGGTAAACTCTCTACATAAGCATAAAAAGCATCTACTTGTTTTTGGGTTATTTTATTCGCCTCTTTTAAATTTAAAACTTGCTGTTCTAACGTACGCCAATATATTCCTAAGTCTTTACTATCCCATAGTATTTCTCCTTCAGCAATAGATACAGCTGTCATTCCTGCTTGAGCCCATGTCTGTTTGCGAGGAAGTTTAAAAATATCTTCTCTTACTTCAATAGGACTTATAAGAGGTTTTATTTGCTCTATTCTTAATTTTTCAACATATTGATTATTTGCTACTGCTAAATCATAAGCATGTTTTAAAAGATCATCTCTTCCTTTTTCATCTATATTATCTTGTAACCAATCAGATATTCTTTTATATCCTAAATATCGATGATGTCTAGGTACATTTTCTGTACTCATTAAAGCTCTGTCCCAACGACTAGTGATTGTCCAATCAGGAATATCACCAAGCTCAGCTTCAATTTCAGGTGTAAAAATCGTTACCCATTTACCATCTTGCTTTTGTTGTAACATAGGTTTGTCTCCACCCGCAATTCTATATCCAGCAACTTCTAACCCATTATTTATCTCTGCTAATCCCCATCCTTCATCTTCTTTTCCTAAATCTAATAAATTACGTACCCAATCTCCTGAGTATTGATTTTTAAGCTGTTCAGCACTTAAAACTTTTTGAGTATTACTAATTTGACTTATAATTTCTAAATTCTTTTTCCAATCTTCAAAAGTATTATTTTCTAGACTTAAAACAAATGGATTGTCTTGTCCTTTAACAAATATTTTAAGTTCATCTCTATAATCATCTGATTGTACAACTTCAATTCCTCCAAAATTAGTTTCTAACCAAGTCTCAGCTAGTTCTTCTTCTTGGCTAAGTATAGACAAAGGATTTTCAGGATCTACAATTTCTAAATTTAAAATTTTAGAAAGATAATTAGCAGCTTCTTGTTCTTTAGGATCACCATTAACCTTCATATCATCTACTATATCATAAACATTCATAAAGTCTTTAGAATGTATACTTTTCCAATCACTTTTTATGTTGTGCCTTTCCATATAAGGCTTAAGTATATCTTCAAATGCATTAGGAAGATTACTAGTCGTAATATCAATAGTTTCCTCAGGTTCTACATAAGCACTTTCTACAGGGTCTGCCCAGTCATCAACTATATTCGCTCCTCCGTCTGTGCTCCATGTTTGTACGCCTTTATATTTATTTACAATACCTTCTAACTCATCATACGTATCAGGTTTTCTATTCGTTTCATAAATATCTTCATCTATATTTATATTATCCACCACATCTGCTACGGTAGGTATACTCGTATCATCTAACATTGTGTCGCCCTCAGTAACAGCTAAATACCCGTTGTCTCGTATGTAAGCATTTACTATTTCTGGATCCTCACTTCCTGCTAAACTAGATAGTTGATTCCAACTATATCTTTTATCAGGATTATCTGGGTGATAATAATTCATATTTAATTGTTTTAATATCCTAAGAAATTCTTAAAGGTCTTTGGATCACTGCTTGGATCTACATAGCGAGGATCACTTGGTTTTATTAGCTGCCATGTTCCTTGAGTTACACTAGCTGAGCCAACACCTTTTTCAGAATCTCCAGGTGCAGATGCTCTTGCTGTTACCCACTTGTATTGTTTATATAGGCCATCTGATCCTTTAATAATACTTACTCCTTTATTTCCGCTCATACCATAAACTTGCTTTTGACCGTCTTCCATATTTTTTAATTGAAGAGTTTTCCATTTACCTGTTTCTGTATCTACACTTGTGACTCTTTCTTTTTGTCTGGTTCTAATAAAATAACCTGGCTCGTTAGCTATAACCTGACGTGTAGGGTTATCTTTATAGTATTGACCTTGGTTTATAATAGCTGCATCCGCATTAGTTATTTCTCTGAAAACAAGTTCTTGATTAGGAAGTAACTTATTACCTTCATCACCTGGCCCTGATAAACCTAAGTCTCTTTTCATCTTAGTTAAAATCCATTCTTTATATAATTCTACTTGCTCTTCAATAGGTTTTTCAAAGAAACCATCTGGAATATTGTTTCTAGCTTGTAAAACATTTGTTATGTAATCTCTTTGGGCGTTATTATCAGAGGTTAAAATTCTTGCTTCTATTTGAGCATCAACTTCAGGAGCAAGCTTAAATGATTCGTCTAAAAAATTTACATTAACAAAGTGATCATAATTTCTATATCCATCAGAGTCTAATGCACCTATCAAAGGAACTGACATAAGATCTTTATTTAACTTACCATCTATTGTAATATTTGTATCATTAGCTATAGTATCTATATCAACTCCTTGTATGGATTTTTTTAATAATTCACCGTCCCATTTATTTGCATTTTTTTCAAACCTCAACGTTATAAATCCATTCTCATCTTCCTCATAATCATCAAATAAACCTTTTAAATATTTATTATCTTTTTTAACCTTATGTTCTACAACTAAAGTATTTTTTCCAGTTTTATAATCAGTTTCTAAATTTTTATTTGACGATGATACTATTCCTTCTAGAGATTGATTGTCTAAAAAATTACCAGTTAACATAGAAATAATTTGATCCCGTTCAGTTTCCCCTTCCCAATAATAATCTTTAATAGAAATTTGATTTTGTTCATTTATAAGATCTAAATTTCCTTTTATTTTTCCTGCAAACTGTATCATATTTGTTTGATAAGTATCAGATCTTGTTATTATATCTTGTAGGTTCTGTTTTTCTTTTTTTGTAAGACTACTATCAGTTTCTAACAAAGTTTGTGCTTCAATAGCACCCATTTGGTTTTCAGTTCCTTCTAAAAATATTCTACCATTTTCTTGAAATTGCTGTACTAAAGTATCAGTGACACCTGATGTACTTTTAAAGGTTGCTATATTACCTTGTAATTCTTTGTTTTTATTTAGCATTATACGGCTTTCAATTCCGTTAATTTTTTCTTGCCTCTTTCTAGTTTCTAAATAAGCATCGCCACGAGCTTTGTTAATAGCGGCTACAGAACCAACTAAGGTTTTACTTAACATCATGGATGCTTCAGCCCAAGCTTTAGCCCCATATAAATCTTCTATTATTTTTGGATTATCGTATGCTCCCATTTTAATTTATTTTATTATGGTCCTGGCGTTACCCATTTACCACCTTGTTTTACAAAACCTTGAGCAGACATATTACCTGCTACTGTAGCTTGACCTTTAGCCCATGCACCACCTATTCCAGCAACACCGCTTATAGCACTACCCCAAGCACTTGCCATAGCTTGATTAGCCGCGGCTTCATTAGCCATTGCTTGTTGGTATTGTCCCGCTGCAAAATTTAAATCAGTACTAGATCTTTGCTCTCTCATTTGCATTCTAAACTGTTCACCTGCTGCTTCTTGAGTTTGTAGTCTTACTCCCTCTGCTACTAAAGCTTGTTGGTATCTTTGATTTTCACTTAATCTTAATTGTTCTGCTCTTTGTTCACCTTGAGCTTTTAGTCTAGCATTTTCAGCTTCTTGTTTTTCTAGAGTAGCAGCAACACCTTTTTTAGAAGCTAAAGCAGCTTGAGCTAATGCAGTAGCTCCACCAGCACTAGCACCAGTAGCCATTAAAGTATCTAAAGTATTAGCTAATGCAATATCAGCTTGCTCAGCTTGGAACTCAGCAGCCATAGTAGCTACTCCTAAATTAGCAAATGGATTTGTTATATTACCACTAAGGTTTTTTATTTGACTAGCCAAACTAAAATTATTTTGAAAAGGATTTACAATAGGTACACGAGCTGCTTTTATACGAGCCATTTCTGCCTCTGCATTTCTTTTAGCACTTCTTGCTGCATCTCTCGCTTTAGAGGCTTGGTTTGCTGCTACGGCTCCACCTACTACTGTAGTTACCGCTGCTGTTATTGCTGCCATATTAAATGTTTTTTATTATTTCATAGGATGGTTTTGTATCAACGTGCCACCCTAATTTTTTATGCGTATTAATTAAATGCTTGTTTCTTCCTATAGTAAACATGTATTTTTTACCTTCATCTTTACAAAGAGCTTCACAAGTGTTAATTAAAAGCTCTATAGCATCTTTTCTGTCATCTTCTCTGTATTGAGGATTAGATACTATCCATTCTAGTAAAACTGCGTCAGAGTTTGTAAAATATAAAAACCCTGCTACAATAGGTTGATTGTCTTTTTCTATTATAATTCCACCTGTTCCATTGTTAGGTAGAAAAGATTTAGCAGGAGCAGTCCATTCAGGCCACCATTCCCACCATTTAACTAGAGTATCCCAATCAGATTCTTCTAGTTGTCTTGTATTAAATTTCATTTTATTTGTTTTAGTATGATGATTCTACAAATTCTGTAGAAACTGAGAACAACTCGTTTGTACCAGATGTCGCTGTATTAGCAGCGCTAAATTTTGCCGTTGCAAAAAATCCTTTTAATCCAGTCATATCATTTCCCCATACAACTTCTCCGCTAGCTGCTGCACTAGTGTTAACGATGTTCGCAAAATATTTATCTTCTTTTGGTTTGAAGGTATTTTTTAAATAATCATTTTCAAAATCAGTTAGTGATGTTGGTGCTGTATATACATCTATAGCTGGTGGAATTGGAGTTACAGTAATATCACCTATCATTTGATCTTCATTTGTAGTTAAAGATTCTAAAGTCCAATTACTACCACCTTCGTAATTAACAGTTTTAAATGTTTTAACTAAAGAAGGATTAGTATTAAATATAGTTGTTACACTTGAGTTGTTATCTGTACCATAAAAATTAGCTCTATTAACAGCTCCTGAATAGTGCTCCCATATATCTCCTTCATATATAGTATAAAATTTACTACCTAAACTAAACATATAGTTGGGTATATAACTAAAGAAACTTGGCCAACCTAAAACTGTTTCATCAAAAGTTAATGTACGAGATTGAGTACTTTTATTTACAGTTGGCTGTATCGAAACTGTATATACTTTATTGTGAATATCCCATCCACCTTTAATTTCACCACCATCATTTATTACTCTAGCTAAATTATCTCTAAAATAATCATACATACCATAGTTAGATATTTCTGTTAAACCATCTTGAGATAACCTCATTATAGAACCTTTATTAGCATCACTAAAATATTTTCTATATCCATATACCGCAAAAGATTCTGGGTTTGTAGATATTCCAAACTCTCCAGCGTATGGTTGTATTTGTCCAATTACTAAATTAGTACTTGTAGTTACTGGTTGTCCTTCAGCTGTATAAATAGCATCTTTATCTATTAAAGCTCTATTCACCTTTCTTTCTTGGAATATAATTAAGTTAGTGTCTTCAGCATATAGTTTTTGTATAGTTCCTTTAGAAGGATCTACAGTTCTAGTTATATCATTAGCTACAGAAAATTGATTAGTCTCATTAATACCAGTTCTAGAGTTAAATATACCTGAGTATATAATAGAATTCCCTAATATTTGTTGCGCAGGGGATTCACTAATCACATAAGCTCGAGGACTAATACCGGCAAATGGTTTATTAAAGTCTCCTTTTATACGAGATTCTTCTACAAACCAGTTATTTACATTACCAGCACCTGCATTACTATCCTTTCTAAGAACGTATGTGTTGTAATATTTTATACCTAAAGTTGTAGCCATAACTTATAATCACTTGTTTTTTTAATTAATTACTATGCTGGCCAAGGCGTTGTATGTGGAAACGTTTGACCAATTAAAGGTGGTTGAGTTGGAGATATAGCACTAATATTACTAAATGTAACTCCTGGATTAGTTAAAGAGTATTTCATATACATTGCAGCACCTTCACCACAAGGCATTGTAGTAGCTTTAATATCTACATTTACTAAAACACAATCTTCAAATCCAGTATCTCCAGGTTTTACTCCGTCATTTATTTGAGTTGCAGTTGGGGTAAATGCTTTTAATGTACATACTATAGCATTTTGATTAATTGGATTACCTAAAGAATAACTATCTGTTTGAGGCCAACTATTTCCACTATAATTATTAACAGTACTTGCACCATCAGCTGGACCCGTAGTTGAAGTAGGATTGGAGTTGTTACCACTTACACTATAAGCTAAAGTACTTGAGCCGGATAAAGAAGTAGTTACAGTATTTATATAAACATATACATCAACATTTTTCCAGTTTTGTATTTCACCTAAAAATCTAGGTTTTAATAAAGAACCACCACAACTAGGATTCATTGGTGTTATATTTGTTGTTTGATAATAACCTGCACCTACAGAATAACCTGTATTGTAACTTGAATATACAACCTCTCCATCATATCTTATATCTTGAGGTGTAAATGATATAACTAAATCATCGTAATCACCTGTTCCATTTGTATCATATAATCTTAAAGTTATAGTATGAAGCTTAGGTTTAGGATCAGTATAAGTAGCTGTTGTTCTTTCTAATCTACATGCCCAATAATTATCAGGTACAAGGCAATCACCATACACTTGTTGTCCTGTTATTCTAAAATAATAATCAATATCATTTGGACCAGCATCTGCACCTGTTTCAGTACCTGTTATAGGTAATCCCCCATTAATATCTACAATAGTAATTTGAGAAATTACCCAGTTTAAATCTCCTGTTTGATCACAATCATTACAACTACCATTATCACCTTTTACATAACCAGGATTACTTCCTCCTAAACTGAAAGTAGAATTATAGTCTAATATTACTGTTTCATTAACTTTTATATTAGGAGATAATCCAGTGGTTGCGTTAGGTTGTACATTTTGAAGAGCTCCAGTAAAAGATTGATAACTTTCTGTTCCATCTGCTTGAGTAAATTTAATATTAAACCAATATTTTTGTTCATACTCGTAATTAGTTAAAGCAGCTTGAGGGTTTTGAACTTCTACTGTGTAACCACCAGAACCATTTGGTACTAAAGTAAAATCTGCAGATCGATCTGGACCTGTAAGATTTATAGTTGTTTCATCTGCTTCATACTGTCTTACTTCCATGTCAGAATCTAATGCAGTAGTTAATAAATCATTACCATCAGGAGTAGTTGGATAGAACGTGCTAGTTACTGTTGTTCCAGCGCAAGCTGATTCATACATTACAAAGTTAGGATCTGTTATGCCGTTAATAGCTGTACCACTAGAAACTATATCAGTATTTAAATCAGATATTAAAGCTGAATTAGATGTTTCATAAAACAATTCTAAAAATGTGAATGTAGGACTAGTCTCATACACAGCTAATCCCATAGCATCGGGATAAGGTGTTGCGGCTGTCCATAGATTTTCTGTAACTCCTATAGTTTTTTGAGTTGAAATCTTACCTAACACAGGTCTTTGATCTATATCAAATATACAATTATCATTTATATTACCAGCACTATCATCATAAGTAGTTATTCCTGGGAACATATTTATAATAGTAGATAAGACGTTTACAGTATCTGGATTAACAGTAGGAACTGTTTGCTGATTTTTATAAGTAGCGTTAGCATTGTTAGTAACTCTACCAAACCATGTAACTTTACTATTAAATTGAGTATCATTAGGAGCTGCTTCTGCTAAATCTCTAGGAACTTTATTAAGATTATCTCCAATTAAAGTAACAAACGCGGTCTCATCTCTTTCTGCTGTATCATTAGCTATTGGATAACCATTTACTATACCAGGTAAATAAACATTGTAATATTCTTGCTCTTGTTGTTTAACTACAACTCTATAAGAATACCAACCCATTTGATTTAATGAATAAGTAGAGTTGTTTATATTTTGAGTAGCTAAAGGTTCAGTTCGTGTAGTAGGATTACTAGAAGGACTACTATCACCTTGGAACATATAGTTGTCAGCAATTTCTTTGTTAGTATATATAAAATACTTATCAACATTACTTATTTGAGAAAATGTTTGAATTTCCACATAGTCACTATATTTTCCTCTTAAATATCTTCCTGCTCCAAATATAGCTGTAGTATTAGGTATTGTATTAGTAGGAAAACCTGTATCTAATCCTGGGTATCTAATTTCATATCTATATTGAGTAGTATTATAAAAGTTTTTACCTAATAATTTCCAACCAGCAGTTGTAGGACCTCCAATATCTGAAGCTACTAATGTGATTATAACATTTGTGCTTCCACCAATAACACCAGTTCCTATAGTTATAGTATCTCCAACCGCAAATCCTTTACCTCCACTTACAACTGTAACTACTGTAACTGCATTACCCGCTACAGTTACATTTATAACGAGTCCAGTTCCACTTCCACTAGTAGACCACGTCGCATTAGTATAATCTCCGTTTGTAGCATCGGCTGAATTAGTTGTAATCGAACTTGTTAAATCAGTGTCTATAATATTAGTATAGGTAACTAATATTTCATCGTCTCCACTATCACCTGTAGTATAATTAGTTGGATCAACTAAAACCCAACCCTCACCTTGATTTAAAAATAAACTAAATACTAAAGGAGCATTATCTTGATAAGATAAATTAGTAAATGTATATTGTCTTTGATTTGCTACTGTTGTTAACTCTTGCGTGCTCCAATTCCAAAAACCAGGCCAATTAGGTCCCGACATAGGATAAGTAATAGTGTAGGTACTAGAGCCTCCAGTCGCGGTTATAGGATTAGCATATAAATCTGTTTCACCTATACCTTGTACTACACTATCAAATGTAATTTTTAATTCATCACCAGGCCATGTTTTTACACTAGAGTAAAAGGATTGAGGTTTGTAAGTAGTAAAATAGTTTGATCCTTCTACTGGTTCACCTGTATCTACAAGAATATTATCTTTAGAAGATAAGATTACATCACTTTGTCTACCCCATTTATCTGCTAATATTATACCGACTTGATAATTTCTATTCTGTTTAATTGAATGTTGAGGATATTCTTCAGCATTCTGCGCTCCTTTGTCTTGTACTCCAACATAATAATCTAGTCCTGAAGGTTGATTATATCCTTGTACAAAATTAGAATACATAATTCTATTTCCTGCAGCTTCTTGAGCTAAAGCTTTTACAGGTACTTTATCATACACTCTAGTAGTTTCATCTTGAGGTAAAGTTTTATAAGGAATAGTTGATTGATAAGTGTATTGATATATAGTAGTATTATTTAAGTTACCAATAAAAGTATTATTAACCGGAATAGTTTGAAGAATTTTATAATCTAAAGAATCAGATTCTTTATATATAATATCTATATCACTTACTTGATAATCTGTAATAATATCTAAAGAGGGAAGTTCAATGTTTAATACAATATTGTTAATAGAATTTTGCATAAATTCTATTAACGTGCTTCTAAACGCAGCTTCTTCATCATCTCCAAGAAATCTCCCAGATTGTTGAGGAATAAAACATTCTTGAGTAAAAGGAGCAATTAAAGAATATTCATTATCAGTATATTTAAATCTATAACTAAATCTTACAAATTTATCTCTTATAAACTCAGGATCTCCACCCCATCCTTTATAACTAGCATCTCTTAATAATCTAACAGATCTTCCTACGCCTAAATCAGAAGCAGCACCACCACCAGTAGTTAATGAAACACCGGTAGCATTAGTATTAGGAACACTTAAGTAATTAGTACTAGCTGAATCTGCCCAATAAGTTGTAGTTGTTGTTACTCCACTCGCAGTACCAGCAGCATTAACTTCACCTGCAGGTAACGCATCAAATCCAAACACATCAGTACCAACATCACCAGCCCATAGATTAATTGATTTAATAGTTTGTGCATTAGTACTTGAATCAGAACCACTTATAAACGTATTAAATTGAGCATCGGTTGGTAAAGAATGACCATAAGGAGCTAAGTTTCTAGAATCATTAACAGCGTACTTATTATATAGTTTACCATAAACAGCTTCGTTAGCTTGATCAAAATTGTACCAACACCAAGCTCCAGTTGTTGCAGCGTTAGCAGCAGCCCAAGCCGCTGCATCATCACAGAATAAAATATCATCTCCATTTCTATATCTACTTACATTAAGATTATCTGATGTCCATTTTTGAACTCCTATGTCTACATAAGAAGGATCTGCAGCATCTGTCATTGTAGAAGGATATGCTCCAGGAGCTACACTTCTTAAATCAACTACTACAGGAGCTATAAAAGGAGAATATTTACATACAGAAATACTTTGTTCTGTTTGATAAAAACCTGTAGATCCTGGGTTACCCATTGCTGTAGTAACATTAATTTTTCTTGGTTGATTTCTATTATCAGTCCAGAATAATAAATCTTCTAATAAGTTTATTCCATATATAGGAGCAGCAGTAGAGAAATTTAAAAATATACCATCTCCATTACTACTACCTCCCACTAAAATAGTGTTTTGATTACTTGATGGATTATACCTACATATTTGACATTTATCTGTAGAAGCTATAGTTCCTGTTCCATCAAAAGATGTTAAAAAATAATATATATAACCATTCGCTTCATCTGTTATATAACCTATACAGTTTAACCCCGTGTTATCATAAACTTTTTTATTACCTAGTATGGCTTCTAATGAACCAACATCACTGCCTTCAGATCTTGATACAGCAATATTTTGACCATCTCTATACACATTGTTAGGAACTAATCTCTCATCCAAGTCTTTATTCATTTTAGACTGGATAAAACTATTCTTAGATTCTGCCATTTAATTTTAGTGTTTAATCCATTTAGACTTACCTCTCATTACTTGAACTATTTCATCAAGTTTGATATTGGATAATCTTATTTTTGCATTTCTTAGTTTAGCACTTTTTTCTTGTCTTAGTCTTTGTACTACATATTCAGGTTGATTTATTCTAGTAGAAATTAAAGCATGTAGTATGTAAGCATACATAGCTTCTTCAGCTAGTTTAGGTACTCTACTATCTAAATCATAAGCTAATCCATCAGATAAATACTCAAACACAAGTAATTTATCTACTAAGTTACTAGAAAAAGATATTACCCCATCTCTTTCATTTATATTATACCAACCATTATATTGTGCGTATTGAGCTTCTTGTCCATATAATTGTCCCCAACTTGCACCTAACCAATTACCTGTATAATTCCAGTTATAAGCCCATAAATCATTTGTAAAATCATCTAACACCCAAGCGCCGTTAATTATTCTATCATTAGCAGTATGCCATCTTTCTTGTGTTATAGAAGTACCTTCAATTTCATTACCAAAATTATCTTGAGTAGGAATACCAGCTGAATCTTGAGCTGGTGTGTAATAAGGACTAGTTGTTAAATTGTTTGTTGGATATACTATATGTTGAACTCCTAATCCATCAACCCAAGAAGTTCTAACATGATTAACATAGTCTTGAGGTAAAACTAAAGTTAAACCAGCAGGAACTGTAAGCTCTGTAGATTTAATACTCTTTAAAGTATCATAACTAAATTCTTGCATTGCTCTTTTAGCAAAAAATATAACGTCGGTTCTTTTAGCGTCTGGTAGTAATTTATTTTGTCCTACATAACCTACTAAAAAGTTACTTACTATGTCATTTAGTTTTATATATTGATAACCACCATAATTATCATCTGTAGCTTCACCAAAAGCTTTTTCAGCTTGGGTATTTCCATATTTACCTCCTGTTAATATTTTTAACTGTACAACTATATAAGTATTAGCTGCTAAAACACCTGTTATTGTAATAGTGTTATCACTTAAAGTATATTCAGAAACGTATTCAGCCCAACTTCCTGAAGCTCCTGTGTCACTAGTATATATTTTAAAATTATTTAAAGCATAATTTTCTTCAGCTGGATTCCAACTACCTAAATATAAATCTGTATTAAAAGTAGTAACAAAAGTTTGATTAGGAAGAGCTGAGTCTGTACTTCTAAAGCCTTGCGCGCCTTGATAATATTGCTGTGCGGTTTCAGTTATTGAACCTTGATTAGGTGGTAATATTACGCTTGCCATAATTTATTATTGTTTTTCATTTATTTCATTAGCTGCTAATTCTTGTCCTGCAGCTTGTACTACTGAAGGATCTTTAATAGTCACTCCAGCATATTTTAATATCTCTAATATTACAGTGCTTTGTTCTGAAACATCTAATTCAAAATCTACAGAAGTAGTAGAATTATAAATATATTGTGCAGAAGCTCCCACTGTAAAATTCCATACTACATCATTAGGTTTTCTTACATAAGAAACTGTTACATTAGATTGTATAGTTTGAGGATAAACATATATAAATTGATTTTCATAAACATACACTGGAAAATAATCACTAGGTTTTGTTATAGTAGACATATTTAATTGAGCTAACTCATTTCTTTCTACCATTTGTATTTCTTTATCTGTTTTATAAAACACACTTCCTAATTTATAAAAATCTTGAGGATATAAAGTTATTAATAAAGTAGATCCAGCGGCGATAGCTCCAGCGGTTAGGTTAAATACTCCACCGGCTATAGTATAGTTAGTGTATGCAGCTCCATTTAATGTAACTACTACGGTACTTGTTTCTACTTGTGATTGTGTTATAGTTGTAAGGGTATAAGCCGTTTGGCCATTCACGGTAGCAAAGGTTTGTGTACCGCTAGCAACTCCTGAAGTTGTTGGAGTTGTAAAATAATTGTCACCACCAGCTACATTAACCCAGCTAGCACCTCCAAGAACTTTAAAAATATCTAATTTTTCTTCTACAGTTTTATAACGATTACCATATTCACTTTCATTCTGAGGTATACGTAGCTGTTGATTTATTGTTTCAAAATAAGTTTCAAATATCTCTAATTGAACTTGCGTAGCTATATTATTAAACTCATAAGGAGTTAAATAACCCCTTTGCTCTTTATTAAGTATCAATAAGACTGTTTTATAAACCTTATCTACGTTTATCGCCATTGTTTTTTATATTATGTTAATAAGTAGGTAGCCCCAAATGAGACTACCTATTTATTATTATTATTTATTTCATTTTCTTTTGAATAGACTTATAAACCTCTACTCCTTCATCAGTTTTTAGATAAACTGCAAAGGCTGAATATGGGTTTTCATCAAAAGGAACTGTCATAAGTTTTTTATCATTTGTTGTCCAATGGAAACTTCTTTGATCATTAGACAAGTAAATAATATTAGCTTCTCTTGCTTTAATAGCAAAATTTCTTAATTGAACATTATCGTCTTGAGCTAATTCAATAAAAAGTTTAGGATTATTTTTTGCAAATAATAATATATCTCTTTTTATTTCTTTAGATTCCATGTCACTTACTTTAGTACCTCTTTCTACTCTTAAAATAGCTTCAGCATGATCTATTTCCATACTTCTAGCTGCATTCAATGCCATAATTTCAAGCTCTAAATCCACTAGCTCGTCTTTTGCAACAGCTACAGCGTCATGTTCTTGATATTTTACACCTTTTAATGGGTGGTATAATGATAACATTTTCTGTAAATTTTGTTGTTGCTTAGGAACATGCATTACTCCATCTTTAAAAGTAATATGTCCCATTGTTGATTCACCTTGTTGCTCGTCTACAAATACTGAGCTTTGATTAGTAGCATATCTTAATTCTCTTTGTGATCCTAACTCTTCATCAAACCATAATAAAGGATGTTTTCTAGTATGTCTAGAAGGAATAGTTAAAGTTAAAGGTTTTTGATTACCTTTTAAAAAGTAATGTCTATCTTTTATTACCCAATCTTTTTCTACAGTTGGGGTATGTTTTTTATTTTTTGTTTTTTCCATGATATAATATAATTAAATAATTAAAATAAAAGCCTAGGGATCCGAAGATCCCTTTGCTTTTAAATAAATAACTAGATACCTTTGAATAATACAAAGTTATTTCTAGCTTGAGTTACTAAACATCTTTCAGATAAGAAGTTAACTTCCATTGCATCTAAAGAAGATGTAAATGCACCACCAACTGAACCAGTTAGCCATGATTTCATTCTTCTATCATCAGCTTGAGAAGCTCTATATCTTACATGTAAGAAAGGACGTCTAATGTTTGTACCAAGAATTTGGTCATAAACAGTTGAAGTACCTGCAGGAACTAATACTCCTTCAATAGAAGCAGGACCTGTCATTGCTCCTCTAGTAGAAGCATCGTTTAAGTATTTCCAATCTGTTTTATAGAAGTCATAAGAACCTCTTCTGAAACCACTAAATCCAAGATTAAGTGCCATTTCTTCTGAATTTTCAAATAATCCATAAGCAACACCACCATTAACACCTGAAGATATAGAAGCTAACATATCATCAAAATCAAGAGCAGTAGATCTGTTCAAGAATAACATGTTTTCTTCAATAGCTCCTTGAGTATCAAGGTTTTTAAGTATAGCGTCAAAAGCGTCGATTCCAGCAGCTGCTGTGAATCCAACTTCTACATTACCACCATTATTAATAGCAGCAAATAAACCTTCAGTTCCATTGTAAGCAGCATCAATAACACCACCAGAGTTTAATTCTCCTTCAACTACAGACATTTCTAGGTAATCTTCAAATCTAAGTCTTGTTTCAGACTCAGCTTTTAAGAACCATAGATAACCACCTGTACCATCTTCAGTAGCAACTTCTACCCAACCGATCTGAGCTGTGTCAGAACCGTTAACAGTATATTGACTTCTAATGATAATTGGTGAATTAGTAAATGTAGTAAAAGCAGGATCAACACTAACCATTGGGTTATTAGCTTGAGCTAAAGCATTAGCTCCAACTACAGCATTACCTGTTGATGTTCCTTTTTGGAATTCAGAACCGTAAACAAATATTTTCTTTCCAGCACCGTCAGCAATACCTGCAGCAGCTAAGCTAGCAGCAGTATAAGGTTGTACAGTAAGCTGTCCAGGGTTACCACCACCACCAGCTAATCTAGTGTCGGAGTCTGTAACTAAACATTTACATTCGTTTCCAAGGTCGTCCATAACAACAATTGTTGAAGATGGAGATACAACGTTTACGATAGGAGTAGCAGCACCAGCAGCTGTAACAGGAATTGTAATTGTTCCAGCACCTGAAGCAGACGTACAGTTATCATAAGCGATGTGTAGTCTATTTTGTTCTGACCAGACTATTTGGTCACTTGTCATAGGCATTTCTGCACCAACCATTCTTAAGAATCCAGATAAAGTTCTATTACCATATCTTTCAACTTCTTGCTCATATAACTCAGGTAAATATTGTTGAGAAAAATTTACCCCTGCTGCACCAGCAAAGTTAATGTAATTGGATTGAAGTGCCAACTGTGATTGACTCGGTGTAATCGAGCCAAATTGAGGACTTAAAGCCATAATTTAAAATTTTTAATTAGTTAAATTTTTTTGTTTTTATTCGTAATTTTGTTGAGTCTAATCCACTAATCGATTTTACTTTTAATCCGCCTATAAAAACGTTTCCATCGGCAACTTGCCTCGGTTCGTCTGTTGATGGGTTTTTGGAGGTTTCAATAACATTTTTAATGCCATCAGCCTTCCCTTGTTCATAAAAATGATGAGCAATTTTATCAGCATTCATTGCAGCGTACATAGCTTTGTGATAACCTTTTTCATCAGACATATTACCTTCTTCATCCAAATACTTGTTTAAAAAATTATTAACGTCTACTTGATTTTCAGCAACTTTAGAAGGTTCATTTACTTTATACCTATAAGTTTTTTCTCCAACTTTAAAATCAAAACCTTTGAATTGATCAGAGAAAAGATTTTGAGTACGTGTTTTAAAATCTTCATGTTGTTGCACGGCTATTTCTTGCTGCTCATTATATCGGTTGAAAAAATCTAAAGCTTTTTGCTGTTCTAAACTTACTCCGGGTCTCAACTTGATTTCGTCGTAATATTTTTGTTTAGAATCTTCTAAATAGCTTTTTGCATTTGCAACCTCTTCTTTAAATGCTAGTTTTTTCTTTTTGATTTCCCTAGCATTATCCTCTTCTTCGTCGAAAGTAAAATTATCTTCCATTAAAAAAGCAATTTCTTCTCTATTAAGATGAGGTTTCGTTTTGGAATAGTATTCATATAAAACACTAGTATCATTTAATTGAGAATAATCTTTATTTAATGACACATAGTCTTCAATACTACCTCCAGTTTCTTTCATAAAAGAAACTAATTTATCTATATTTTCTGGTAGTACAACAGCTGGCTCTTTTAAAACCTCTGGTTGTTCTACTTTTTCTTTTGATGTAGAAGCTTTAGGAGTTTCTTCTTTTATTTCTTCAACAACTTCTTCTATCGGGTTTTCTTCAAGTTTAGTAGCTTCTTTGGGTTCTTGTACTTCCACGTTTTCGCTGGACCGTACTTTTCCATCCACCTCTTGTGTATCTCCGGTTCGTGTATCCTCAGATACTCCTGTTGTTTTTCGCTCTGGAACGGCATTTCCTAAATCTTTTAAATCTTCTGTTTTTACATTTATTTTAACTTTATCCGGCACAACTTCTCCTTGTGCATTTGGATCATCAAGATTAACCACATATGGTTTATCTTCTTTCCCTAAGTTTTTAGGTTTTTTAGGTGACTTTAATTTAAATTCACCTTCTTGTTTTACTTCTGTTGACATAATATAATATTATAAAATTAATAATTATCTAGGCATAAACGCTTGTAATCCTAATTCTCCTAGACCCTGATTTTGATCTTCAAAGTTTCTAGGTGTACCATCATTTTGCCTTTGTTGAATGAGTTCACTTTGTTGTGTACCCTGTATTCTTACTCTCTTATCTTTTCTATCTTCAATTTCTTTTTCTCTAGCTGAAGTCATTCCTCTTTCAAGTTGAGCTAATTGCTTATCATATTCAAATTCTTGAGCCATTAACTGTTGTTTTATTTCAGCTTCAGTTTGCATACGTTGTATTTCAAATTGTGACTTAGCATTTTCTATTTGAACCTTTTGTTCAGTTACAGCTTGTTGTTTTTGAACTTCAGCAACCGCGGCTTGTTCTGCAGCTTGTGCATTTGCTTGAGCTTGAGCTTCTACCATTGCTTGTTGTGCTGCTTGATCTCTTTCTACTTTTCTCTTTCTTCTTTGTTTTAATAACTGATTAGCCAGTTTAAGATTTTTAATTTGACGTATATCTATAGCATCTTCTAAATCTATTCCTCCAGCTTGCAAAGCAATTTGTATGTTTTGTTCTAACATCTGCTTTTCTTCTTCATCAGGTTCAAGTTCTAAAAATATTCCAAAATCATGATTATTTAAATGAGAAATCTCTCTTAAAGTTTCTGCATTAAATAAAGATACGCTTTCTATTAAAGCATTATGAGTTAAAGGAAAACTTAAAACATCTACTAATTTTTTAGATATATTTTCACAAATTCTTAAAGCTAAATATTGACTAGCTTGATTAATATGTTTAGTAGCTATATTAGATTGATTTGCTGCCATTTTAGCTAAACCAACTAAAGCATCTTTATCAGGTAAACTACCATCTCTTGCTTCATTTAATCCGGTCACATCTCTTATCATTTGTAAATAATATTGATAGGTTTGAATTAAACTTTGTAGTTTTGCTCCTCCAGCAGAAGAAGTTAATTCTTGAATAGGTACTTTACCTCTATTTAAATCACCATCTTGAGTTAATGATCTACCAACTATAGAACCAGTTTGGAAATACATGTTTAATGCTTCAGCTGGATTATAATTAGTACCATTACCTAGATCAACTTCTGCAAGTCCGTCCATATCTAAGAATACTCCATCTGGAACCATTCTAGCAAGAACTTGTTGCATTTTTAAATGAGTTAATTGAATCATGTCAGCAAAACCAGTTATTTTACTTACTAAAGATTCAATTTTACCTTTATACATTCTAGGAGCACATATAGCATAATTCATTTCTACTTTAGTAGTATCTGCCACGGGTCTAGTCATGTTTTCTGCTAATCGCCATTCCAACATGGTATTAGTTCCTAAAACTTTAGCTCCTGTATATAAAACTTCTATACTTCTACCAACTCTATTATAATTATCGCTTGGTGGTGGATTAAATTCATCAGTTTTTTGAATTATTTTTTCTAATCCATTATCAGTGTGTTTAAGTTTAAACACTTGATTCATATATGTTTTATATTCAAAATATAATACTTGTACGGTATTATTATCATAATTACCCCATCCAGTAATATACTGTCTATTACCTGGCATTTCTTGAATTCTCTGTAATTCTTCATTAGAAATATCAGGATATTGTTTCTTTAATTCAGGTATTGTTATTGATTTAACTTCACCCACATAATATATATCTTCAAAATTAGGATCTTCTGTGTAAGAATAAACCAAATAAGCTGGATCCACATAGTCAACCGTAATACCATTTGATTTATTAAAATTTGTTTTAACACATCCAATACCACAAGTAACTAAGTCTTGATTTAATCTACGTTTAGTTAAATCCCACTTGTTTTGAGCCAAAGTTTGTGAAATAGCTTCTTCTTCTGCAATTTCTATAGCTTGTTTATAACTTAATTGCATATGAAGTTCTAACTCATCTGTAGTTCTAGGTAATTCTAAAGGAGATAAATTAGATCTTTGTAGATTTAAACCTAAATTTTGTTGAGCTTGTGCTATTTGCTGTGCTGCAAATATATCTTGAGCAATTGCGGTTGCATAATTTGTTCTTTGCTTTACAGATTCAGGATCTTGTGCATAAGCTTTTATATCATATTCTTTATTTGATATACCATTAACAACAATATCTACAAATTTAGATAGTATAGGAACTGGTTTCCAATCCAAATTAAGATATGAAAGATCTCCATTAATAGCTAATTCATCTTTATATTTTTGAACTGGTTGTTCTCCTCTAGCATACAATCTTAGATAGTGATAATTATTCCAATTTGTTAAATATCTATTACCATTAGTTCTACCGTAGTTAAACCATTCATTCTCAATAGCCATTGCTACTTGGGACCCATATTCAAGTGAAGCTTTTTCCGCGTCTGGTACTACCTGGCTTGGAAAAGCACTGTTAGAATTAGTGTATATTTTCATTTATTCAATTATTTTTGAAACTACTCCTGTATTTGTGTATTTTTTTATTCCTAAATCATATATTTTTCTTTCGACTATAGGATTTGGTCTATATTTATTTTTGTTACAAGCCATTATAGCTAAACCCGAACTAATAGAAGCATCATGAGTGGTTCTATTATTTATATTAAATTTAGCCCAGTCTTCTAATGTTCGTTGAAAATACAAGTCTCCATACGTGCCATCTTGTCTTAATCCTATATAATCTTCTATATATGATTCAATAGCAGCGGCATGTGCTTGTTTAATATCTTCGCTTGAGTTAGGTATTCCACCTATCTCTCTTTCTGTTACTGAAAGTTTATTATAAATTTTATCAGGTCTATTCATTGAATAACCTCTATAACCTCTACGTTTAAAATAATATAATAATCTTGGTTTGTTATTTTCTGCAAGTATTGGCATTCCATAAAATATACAAGCCATTAACACGTCTTCAAAAAATATTTCAGCGGTTTGAGGTCTAGCTATATATTCTAAAAAGAAATGATTAGGTGGTACATTTTCCATAGAAAACTTAGTTAAACCATGTAAAGATCCATTAGATCCTCTAGAATCTACTGTTCCTGATATATCATAAGGGTCACATCCAAAAGCACCACAATGATCATTTGCAGGATATTTAAGACCATTTTTAATTCTTACTTTATTTTGCAAGTGCGGTTCTGGAACCCAGGAAACAAAAAATCTACCTTTATTATTGGGAGCAAATATTACTTCACTATCTTTTACTCCATTAATCCATTGAAAATTTCCACGTGTAACTAATCTACTATTTCTAACATCAGCATTCCAATCTACTTGTTCATAGATTTTAGTTAAATTAAAAAGAGATTGTTTAGCTTCATCTCTAAAAGCATGGTCTTCTGTTCTCGGGAATTGTCTATAAAATTCATTTAAAGCATCGTGATCATCTTTTAATCCATCTACTTCATTTTGCCAATAATCAATTACTCCTATTTTAATTTCCGAACCATGAGGGTCTGTGACTTTGGTTTTAGGTTTTGTGAATACAGGTAATCCATTAGAATCAATGTATCCTTCGTAATTCCATTCCATAGGAATGAACAAACTATATAATCCTGAGCGAGTCTGTCCATTGGCGTTTCTTTGCGTGACGTCTGAATCATAATATAATCTTTTAAAATTTTCTCCTCCTTTATCTAATGCATTTGATGTTGATCCCATCATACATTTACCAATAATTCTACTACCTAATCGCAGCGTTGTTTTTGTAACTCTCCAGTTATTTAATATGTTGTTTGGTTTTTCCCACTTACCACTTTCATCATGTACTAATAGTTTTAATTTCTCACCATCATAACTATTATCACCTGTGTTTTTCCAATCTATAGTTGTATCTAGTCCTTGTAAATCAATAGCCATTTCTCCAGTTACAATCTTTCTTCTAGTAAATTTAGAAGCTGGTACTCTATACGCTAACTCTGTCTTAGGTCTATCCATACCATCTTGGATGGGCTTGAAAAAGAATGGATAATTAACTGATATTGGCACAACCTTATCAGTAAACATTGTTTTAGCATCAGGTCCAGTTTTAGATAATATTCCATATCTTGAATCACTAGATATTGTAGCTAAATTAACTACTTCACCAGAAGCCATAAAAGAAAATCCAGAACGTCTATTTTTCAAATAACACATTCCATAGCACCTATCATCTGCTTTACATGCTTCCCAAAATATATAAAATAATCTATTCGCTTCTCTAAAATCAGGCTTTCCTACATCTATTTTACTCCACTGAAGATACATGTAGTGAGTTCCGGTTAAATAAGTTGGTTTTTTACCATTATAAAACCAAAATCCTTCCTCTCTTTTATTAAACTCTTCGTCTATAAAATCATACCATTTTTCTTTAAACTCCTCTGGATATTGTTCCCAATCAAAAATTGTTTTTATTTTTCCTAATACTTTAGGAATTTCTGTTCTTTCCCACGTATTATTAGAAAATTTAACTATTTCTTTTGGAGTTTTTGGTAAAGCTATTTTAAGATTTTGGATCTCATATATCTCACCAATTTGACCAGTTCTAGATATAATTATTATATCATGTTCTTCATTATATCCATATTCCCATTTTTTATATCTATTGTTTCTTTTTAAAGTTTTTGAATCAATATAATCAGGTAATATTTTTACTAATTCTTGCTCGTACATTATTTAGATCTCCCTTCTGCAAAACCTTGGAATTTGGTTTTCTTTTTTTCTTCTACCTTTGGCTTGTCTTCTAGTATATTTTTCTCTTCTTCTATTCTATTAAGAATTTCAAAAGCATCAAATATAGCTAGCTTTTTAGTAGCTGCAGCGTTCTTAAGTCTATCCGCGGAAATATCTGGTCCAAAATCTATAATGGGTTCTTTAGCAACTTTAATTAATTCTTTAACTGCTACTTGCCCAGCTTGGATTATATTCAGTTTGGTTTTCTTTGTTTCCATACTTTATAACAATATCATTTGATTTCATACAATATAATCTTTTTTCATCTACTATAAAATCATATTCTCCATATGGAGTATAACCTACAGTATCTCCTTCCTCAACTCCTAATTTAGTTAAAGATTTATTACTTATTTTTAATACGCCTTTTAATTTTTGTTCTTTTTCAACACTTAATTTATTATCATTTTTTAAGGGTTGAATAAAACATCTATCATTAATAGATTCCCATTTATCTTTATTTTTATATAAATAAATTTGATCTAAGGCACAAAAGTATAAATCATCTTTAAAAAAAGATCTACTTTTCTTTTTAATACCTTTCATATCATAAAAAGTTCTAAAAACATTATGATGTATTAAAATAATATCACCTTTTTTAATAGGTGTTTCTATCTCTAAAGGAATTTCAATAACTTTTGCTAAATTATTAACAAATTTAAAGCTTTCTATTTTAGTATTTAATATAATTTCTAAACCATCAACTTTAATTTTATTATCATAAGTATTTCCTAAAGGAGTTATAATAAAATCATATAAGGCTTTCATTAATATTCAAGATCGAATTCAATAGATATTGCCATGTTAGAATTAAACTTCTTCCAAGGCAATACCTCATCATCTTTTTTGATATGTATATTATAAGAGTTATCTGATTCTTCAAAAATTATATAACAAATCTCATGCCCACCATAAACCTGTTGACCTATAGAATAATGCATGGCATCGTTTTTATAATCAGAACCAATACTGATTTTTCTTATAACCGAATCCATTTATTTTTCTACTTTATCTGAATCTTTTTCTACTTCTATGTCAGTGTATTCACCAGTTTTAAGATCAATATTAATAGCACCGTATTCTTTTTCTAACTCTACTTTTGTTTCTTCAATTGCATCAGCCAAGTCTTTAACTTGTTGAGCTAAATTATGTTTTTGAACTTCTAGTGCACCCATATTTTTTAACATTTCTGCTAATTGAGTTTGTTGATTAGTTATTGTTTCTAACTGTTTTTCACTAATTTTTTTTACTTGATTTTTTTCCATTTGATTTAATTTTAATTATTTGTTTTTAAAAATATTAGACGCCTTTTCTGTCGTCCGTCCTCCGAAATAGGCTAAGACGACCGCCATCATAACCTTCTCGAAAGTATCGTTCCATAATTCATTTATATGAAACGGTATAGTTTCAACACTGTCTAAAATACCAGCTAATGAAAATATACATATACACCACACTAAAACTAGCGGGCGTACGTTTTTTGACATCCATGAATCAGACATTGAATCTGCCTCCCATCTTGATGTGATAGCTTCTATTTCTTTATTTTGTTGTTCAAATATTATTTGTTGTAATTTTACTTTATCTTCTGCAGGCGCGTCAGATTTAGTTATTGCTTCTATTGCTTCTTTTGGTGAAGTTACACCTTGTAATACATTTCCTAATGTAGGATTAATAACAGAAGCTGCGCCAAATAATAGTTGACCAACAGTTGTGTCTTTGAATTTCTTTTTACTCATTATATTTTCTTTTCAATAACATACTTAGCACCTGGAAATATATAATCATGACCAGGATACATTACTTTAGTGTATCCTCTATCATCAGTCCCAAGTACTTTAAAATCAACTCCTTTCATAGTGATTTTATTTCCTTTTATTATGTTTTGATGTTTATTTACATCAGGACTATTTTTTAAATATCCTTGCTTAGAAAATCCCATTATACGTAATATTTTTTTTCATTTTTATAAGCTGGAATTTCCCACTTTGCACTTGGATCTCCTGATTCCATTTTACTATATGGGTATTTCACGCCTTTATATACCACCCATCCTTCTTCTGCATTATAATCTAATCCAGTTCCTGGGTTTCTAGCTTCATCTAAAAACTGTTGTACATGGGTTAATTCATGTCCTATAGTTACATTTTTTTGAGGTCCTTCTAAATTTTCGTTAATAACAATAGAGCCATTACGCTTAGTTCTAGCTAAAGCATTATCATCTCCCATATCTCTTTCAAATATTGAAACTGGATATAAGGGGAATGGAGGTTTAATTTTGAAACTCATATTATCTTCTTCTTCTTTGCTCATAAAAAGGAACTGATTCATTATTATCAGTTACTTGTTTGTTTGTAGAAGCATTATTTGCTACTTGTATATTTACTTTAGGTAATTCAAGAGAGCTTTTAGTAATACACCATCCACTTGAGCAATCGGTTACTTTTACATCTTTTTCTATACCTTCACCCTCAATGTGTGAAACAGCGGTTTGAGGTTGTCTATTTTGATAGTCTATAAATTTAATCAGTTTTTCAGCATCTTCTTCAGAAAATACTTGACCACCTGACTCAAAGTAATCTTTTGAGCTTGTTAAAAATTTATTTTCCTGGGCCTCTGCCATCCAATTTTCTAAATTATCTCCTACCTTTCTTCTCCAATGCCATGCTTGAGTACCTTTATCAGCAGATTTTATAGTGTTATCAATTTTACCATATTTTTCTAATGCGGTTTTTTCTCGATAACTTTTAACTTCACCCATTGGACCATATTTAAAAACTAAATTAGGCCATTTTTTGGCTTGTTCTGCGGGACTATAAGAGTCAAATCTACTTCCTGCAAAACTTTGAGCAGGACCCTGTTTAAAGCCTTGTAAATTTCTTAATTTATTTTTCATTTTTATATGGAAATTTTTTATTAAACCATTCTTGTCGCTTAGCGCAACCACAAGGAATATTAAGACCGGCTGATACTTTATCAACAACGGTCTTAATTCCTGTTTTTTGAGTAAAATTAGCTATACTATCTCCAACTCCTTTATTCATTACCTACTAGCCAAAGTCTAAATCCATTGTATCAGCAGGTTTGCTCTGATCTTGGGATTTCTTTATGATGTTTTGTACATCTTGAGCTGAAAATCCTCCTTGATCAATTAAACTCTGTACATGTTGTTTAGTTTCGTCACTAAGTTTATTGAAATCATAACCCTTACCTGAGAATCTATTTCCATACCTTTCTTTAGCTTTTCCGCCCTCACCTGCTTGAACCAGGTTTAAACTATCTATTAAAGCTGTAGTTCCACCAACTCTTGCTGCCTTATATTCCTCAGATCTTCCGCCACTATCAACACCCACCTTAAGCTTTGCAATTTGGTCTGCAGTTAAAACTGATTGCGCAGGTCCTCTGCCCATAATTTGATTTACTTTAGCAGCACCTTTTGCATAACCACTTTTTCTTGCAGGTCCAAAGTTTTGAGTATAACCCATTTTTGCAGCTCCTTCAGTGTCTTGTATGTAGTCCAGTTTTTCTGCTGGAACTGCCATATCAGCGCCTTTTACAGCTGCGCCTTTTTTCTTATTTGCCATTTTTTTTAAGTTTTATAAAACCCTGCTAGAAAACTAACAGGGATTTATGATTAATTTATTTTAAAATATCTTCTTTATGAAGAAGCTGGTACTGGAGATGTATTAGAAATCGTAAATTGATTCCAAACCATCTGAACACCTGCGCCATCTTTAGCTAATTGAGCTGAAGCCGCAACCCCACCTGGGTTAGCAGACATAGCTTTTCTAATAGCCATTGAAGGCATATCATCAGCTTTTGTTATTGCAGTAGGTTTGTTTGTTCCAGCACCTGCGCTAATAGTTGCATCAGTTCTAACTTGTAATACTAGTACTCTACCACTAATTTCAGAAGTAGTAGCTGACACAGCATTATTCGCGTCTCCAGAACCTGTATAAGCAGCTTGTACGCCAGAAGCGTTGCTTCCTTTTAATACTACTGTTACTTTGTCAACGGTACCATCACCGCCAGTTAAACCGTCGTATACGCTTTCAATGTCGTCTACGTTAACATATCTCCACCCAGAACCAGCTGTTAAACCGTTTCCATCATTTTGAATGTTAAATTTAATAAATCTTGCCATTTTGTTGTTGTTTTTGATTTTGTTGTTGTTTTTGTTTGACTTGAGTTTTATACAGTTCTCATACTGTTATTTTTTATCCTAATCTATTGTGTCTTGCAAAATGCTCTTTTCTTGAATTCCCAACCGACACATTTATAGCATTTGGACCTACTTCTCCAGTAAGTGGGTTTCTAAGATTTTGCTGTGATATAACTTGATTACTTAGATTGTTACTAGGCATATAATTACCCCAATTACTAATAGGTGTATTGTGAATACCTAAGGCTTCGTTGCTAGGGTTATAGTTATCTGTAGTAAAATGTTGATTAAATGGATCTTGTCCAGTACCAGCAAATGGATTTGTACCTGCTTCGCTATTACTTAACGCAGCAGCTGAATGAACTCCAAATCTTAAATGTTGTGGAATATCACCATACCCTCTATAAGTAGCTGATGGAGCTTGATTATAATCTATAGGTCTACCATCTGGACCTACTTGACTAGCCCCTTCTTTTTTTTTTGCAGCTCCATGCTGCTCTTTATCATACTTCATATCTCCTGCTAATTTAGATATATGCTTCTCATCAGCAGTCATGTTTTCATCACTATGACCATGATGCGCATCCCATTCTACATCTTTTTTAAGATAACTAATATGTGCTGCGTCATCTCTTTCAGATGCTTTATAATTGCTAGCATCAACTCTTGTATGAGCATGATCCATTGAGTGTCTAGGGTGGTTACCAGAGTAACTACCAGTATGTCCTTTTTTTGTTTCCATTATTTTTATTTTTTAAGTTGTGGAAAATTACGTAAAACGCAAGCTCTAATTCCAGATGGATCAGGAGCTTTGTTCGCGTATGCTAATGCAGCTCTTCCTCTTCCTATATCTTTTTTACCGTCTTTTCCCATTGGATATGTTCCTGCTGGAGATCCTCCTGAAGGTCCACAAAACGGTCCATCACTTTCACCATAAGTTCCTGCATTACTCCCACCAGCTTCGTCTTGGTCTTTAGTATCACCTACTTTAGCAGGTCCACTAAATGGGTTGTTTGATTGTGTATATGCCATGATTTCTTTATTTTATTGTAGTGCTACAAATTTAGCCGCTGTAGCCTCAGCACTTGCTTTTACTCTAATAACACCAAGTTCTATTACATTACCTACAGCCATTGCTGCTTGAGGGATAATTATTTCATCACCACTGTCTATAACAACTGTTACATCACCACCCGGCGCTGCTCCTACTAATAAATCATAAACGTTATCACCACCTACATTACCCTGATATATTTGGTAACCATGTGTAACTCCTTGAAAATCATTATTACTTATTTTAATAGTTGTATCATCTTCAACATAACTTACTTGAGATATTGTTGTGTCTGTTGTATCATATATAACATCTCCTTCATTAATATTATAACCTAGAGGATTTGTTTCTGCGCTAGTCCATTTCGCACCAGTATCTGTTATTTCACCAGCACCAGCACCTGCTGTACTAGTTCCACTGTCTAAAACACCAGGTTGAGGTATATTAATTGTATCACTAGGGATAACTTTAATTGCTTTTGTGTATTTACTCATTTCTTAATTTTTTAATATTTACCTACTTTACCTTGAGCGCATAAAACAGCGTTCAGGCCTTTATATGGTACACCAGCTTTTAATATCTGCATACCAGTAATACCTGAACTAGAGCCTACTCCATGAGGTCTACCCGTTTGATCTAGTGGCCCATCCCATATATGAGATTCTCCAACTATACCAACTTTAGTTCCAGGCTTTAATTTTTCCATTGCTGGATCATACTTTTTGTTGTGCATAATTTTATTTTTTAAAATTTGTCTTTATTTACGTTATATATAGCTTTAGTTAAAACCTTATCCATATATGAATTTCCTTTAATTATATTATTTCTTCTTTCACTAGTTGGTATATCTTCTTTTCCCAACATGATTCGATATATTCTACTTATTAATTGTTTACCTTTAAAAGAGACTTTATATATATTATATTTTTGTGTTGTTCTATTTCTACGTCTCCAAACGGTTATCCAATCATCTTTTATTAATCTACTCCATCTTCTGTTATCCCAACTATAAGAATAAACACCTTCTTCAAAATCTTTTTTTGTAAATAAATCTAAACAGTCTAAATATATCAATATTTCTAAATCTGCTTCACGTAAGCTGTTGTTCCTGGAAGCCCATTTGCGTATTATACGGTAATGTTTTAACAAGTTCATCTCTTTAAGATCTCTTGCGTCTAGCTTTTTCATAAAACAACAACTACATCATGCGATTTAATAACATGATATGATTTATTTTCTACTTCTATCTTGTGTCCAGCATGTCTATCGTAAAATATAGTATCTCCTTTTTTTAATATATTTAACTCATCACCAACTTCTATAATATTAGCTTTAATATATCTTATATCATCTCTGTGGTTTTCAGCCAACAATAACCCACCTTTTGTTTCTGTGGTTCCTTCTTCTACTTTTTCTATAATTAAATTTCTACCTAGTGCTTTCATCAATTCTTATATTATTAATTACACAATCGGTAGATAAAATAGTTGTTGCTACTGAAGCCGCATTTATAAGAGCGCTTTTAGTGACGAGTAAAGGATCAATAATCCCTGACTCAACCATATTTACCATATTTCCTGTAACCACATCCACACCCTCTCCATCATTTTCTGGAAGAGTTGGATTTAACCCAGCGTTTTCTAATATTGTTTTAAATGGAGCTAAAATAGCTTTTGTTAATATTTTTTCAGCTTCGCTTGCTTCTTTTGTATTAACAGCTGCATTTAATAACGCAATTCCACCACCAGGTACTATACCTTCTTTTATTGCGGCTTTTGTAGCACAGATAGCATCTTCAACTCTGTCTTGTTTTTCTTTTAATTCAATATCTGAATTTGCACCAACCTTAACTATCGCTACCTTAGCAGATAATCTAGCTAATCTTTTTTCTAACCCTAAAGTTATATGTGCTTTATTTTTCTTTTTTAAATCTTCTTTTATTTTTACTATAATTTCTTTTATTTCATCATCAATTTCATTAACTTGAATTATAGTTTTATCTTGTGTAGAAGAAACTTTTTTACATGAACCTAAGTAATCGACTTGAATTGAATTTAAGTCATCTCCTAAATCTTCATTGATTATAGTAGATTTTGTAAGTAAGGCTAAATCATTTAATATTTCTCTTCTTCGTAATCCATAAGCAGGAGGATCTATAACGTTTATTTTTATATTTCCTTTCATTTTATTCATTACTAAAGCAGACAACACTGGAGTATCAATTTCACCAATAATTAAAAGAGATTTATTTCCTTTTATTACATGCTCTAATACAGGTTGTATTTGTCTAATAGAATCTACTTTTGACTCCATTATTAATACTAAAGAATTATCTAATTCTACTGTATTTTTATCTTTATTATTTGTTAAATTGGCATGAGCAAATCCTTTTTCATATTCTACTCCTTCTACTACTTCAACTTCTGTTACACCTAACGTAGAAGGTTCCATTATAACAACACCTGTTTCACCAACAGATCTGAAAGCATTAGCTATTAAGCTTCCTAATTCTTTATCATTGTTTGTAGAGATAGTGGCTATTTGATCTATCATATTGTCTTTTACTGGCACACTAATTTTTTCTAAATATTTAGTTACTTTATTAACTGCTTTTTTTATACCATTCTTTATTTCTCTAGTTGAAAACTTATCTTCTAATTTATAAGCTTCTTCTAATATAGCATGTGCTAATAAAGTGGCAGTAGTAGTACCATCTCCAGCTTCTCTAACTGTTTTACGTGCAGCTTCTTTTAATAAAGTTGCACCCATGTTTTCTATGGGATTTCTTAAAACTATAGAATCAGCAACGGTTACACCATCTTTTGTTATAATTGGATTTCCATTGCTATCTTCCATTATTACACACTTGCCGCTAGCTCCTAAAGTGGAGCTAACAGCTTTAGTGAGTTTTTCTATCCCTTTAAATACTTGATTCTTAGCCTCGTCACCAAAACTAAGATTTTTGACTATAAGGTCTGACATAATTTGATTTAATTTTAATTTAATTTATTTAAAGGTTTTCACGACTTTTGGCCCGCTTATATACTCTAGTTTTTTAGTATAATGATCAACAGATGAATCTATAGCTGCTTCAGCTCCTTCAATTGTTTCTCTTCGGGTTATATCGTGCCAAGTATCTTCCTCTTCAAGGTCTTGGTACTCGGTTTGATAAAAACCATTGGGTAGTTGAACTATCCTCCAGTTTTTTTTGTTTGCTATGTGTTTCCATAACTCTTTGGTTTGTTCGGAAACTTGTGGTTGACTATTCCACGTTCTAGTCTGATAATAAAACGTCATAACATTTGGTTTTAAGTTTATATTTGGTTTATTGCTCTACCCGAGCCGGGTATGTCTTTATAATCACTTGTTTTTGAAAGTTTTTACTATGGAGTAAAAGGAATTTCAATTACAGTAGATATATCTGCATATCCTACTGCATTAAGTTTGTCTTCAGGAGAAGTAGTTCCATTTATATCTCCATAACTCCATCCAGTTGGGGTTGCAGTAAAACTTAAATAAGGCACTGTACTATAATTAGAAAAACCGCTTAAGGTACCAGTTGACATTGGAGATGAATCTGGATAATCATATAAATATTCCATTACACATATCTTAAGATACCCAGTACTAGTTATAGCACTAATAGCTGTTGAATTTAAATCCCAAGATTGTAAAGTTGATAAATCTCTCCATGTAACATCTATAGATCCATCATTAGCTGCATAATCTACAGTATCATCAAAATTATTAAAATCACTAGCTGTTAAATTTGAATTAGCATTTCCTTGAGCTGTTGATTTTACTAGTGCTACTTTTAAACCAGCCCCACCGCTTCCCGCTGTACTTGTAGTAGGTAAGTAATATAATTTTAAATTTGTTATAGTATAACCAGTTTGATAAGCTGTAGCATTGAATGCTAAAAACTGCCTTTTAACTGTCCAATCACTTCCTTTGCCTCCTGAAGTATAACTTATTGCAACTGATTGAGTATTTGAACTTGTTGATTGATTTTGAAAACTATTACCTGTAGTAGCATTACGAGCTGTCGTCCAACCTAATTCACTTGATGCCGCTACCCAACCGTATTTTCCTGCTGTTATTGTTGCCATGATTTATATTAATCTAGTAATATCCAAGTTTTATCTGGATCAAAATATATTTCATCACTACTAATTGCATATCCTACTATTCTTGCTGTATGACCAGTAGTGGTAGGAGGAGTAGTTGTCATACCACCACCTGATGATAAATATAAAGGCGCTCCAACAGTGTAACCATGACCACTATCATATACTACACCTTGAACTGTTATTCCATTTGTAGTCATTGATCCTGCTTTATAAGCATAACCTAGTAATCCTTTTGAAGCAGCTGATGCAGCAGTTGTATTATCTGCTTGTGTCCAAGTAGTAGCCGCAGATAAATAATATATTTTATTAACAGTAAGACTAGTTGATGACCCACCTATTAAAGTAAGACCAGACGTAGTATTAGCTGAAACATCTCTATTTATTTGAACAGCATTACTATTCAAGTCTATATTTCCTGACATTGAACCACCTGATAAAGCTAAGAAATTCCATTCAGCTAAACTAGCAGGGGTTATTTTTCCATTAGCATTTTCACCATCTACTACCACTAAATATTGCACGCTAGGATCTTCACCATCTATTGTATTTAATTCATTAAGATCTAAATCAATATCAATAGTTCCACTAGAGGTAATTGGTGAACCACTAACATCTAACCCTGTTCCTACTGTTACTGCTACACTTGTTACTGTACCACTATTTGTAGTAAATCCAGCATCATTGTTAAGAAGTGATATATTTAATGAGTTAAAGGAAACTTTATTTACACCACCAGAGTCATTAAATATAATAGCAGCACTACCAGAAGGAGTTCCACTAGAAGCAGCATCAATTAAATTAGAAGATGAAGTGCTATAATCTACTGCTAAAGAACCTGAACTTGTTACTGTACCGGTTAAACCATCACCACCACTTACGCTGGTTACTGTTCCATCACCTGTACCACATCCTAAATTACTTCTTGCATCTGCAGCGTTACTTGCACCAGTACCACCATTAGCAATAGCTAAGTCTGTTCCAGACCAATCACCGTTATTAATAGCAAGTGTTCCACCTAATGTTATAGTACCTGTTGTTGTAATAGTTCCACCTGTTAATGTTAAGCCATTAACTGTACCAGCTGTAGCTACTGAAGTAACACCACTACTACTTACTGAAGTAGGTAGAGTATATGTTTTTAAAGTATGCCCTGTAACATGACCTGTTGCATTAGTAGTAACACTTGTATAAGCTGTAAATGTATCAGCTGAGGTTAATGTTTCAGATTCTGTTGCTTCTGTATCTGTAAAAGAAGCATGTGATATTGTTCCGCTACCTGTTATTGTTCCACCTTCTATTGGGGATGTAGTAGCTATACTTGTTACTGTACCACCAGAATCTCCTGGTGAAGTTAATGCTAACACATAAGGATCTCCTGTTGTACCAGTTCCTGATAAATTTGAACCAGCTGTACCATCTGCCATGGTAACTTTTAAATACTTATTTGTACTTCCACTTAATGTTTTATCATCACCATCATCATCTCTAATTACCCATCCAGTAAAAGTTTCTGCTACATTTGGAGCAGTATTAGTAACTGTTATATTACCCGATCCTGTTACCGGAGATCCTGATACGCTTATACCAGTTCCAGCTGTTATACCTACTGAAGTAACTGTACCTTGTGGTAAAGTAGACAATGCTGTTAAATTACCTTCACCATTTACATATTGAGATGAAGTACCTTGCCAAGGTATTGTACATGTTCCAGATGAAGTTACTGAATTAGAAGCAACATCCATTGCGTCTCCATCAGTTTTAACATTTATACTTGTTACAGTACCTGTAGTTGTTTGGGGAGCAGTATTAGTTATAGTTATTGTACCACTACTTGTAATAGGATTTGTTCCTGATAAAGATATTCCTGTACCTGCAGCTAGTGTTACTGATGTTACTGTACCTCCACTATCACTATCTGGAGAAGTAATAGTCATTACGTATGGATCAGAGGTTGTTCCAGTACCAGATAAATTAGTTCCTAATGAACCAGTAGCTGCTTCAAATTTTAAATATTTATTAGTACTGCCACTCAAAGTTTTATCATCACCGTCGTCATCTCTTACAATCCAACCTGAAAATGTTTCAGGCGCTGTATTAGTTATAGTAAGTGTACCACTACTAGTTATAGGAGAACCAGAAATTGATATACCTGTTCCCGCGGTAGCAGCTACTGAAGTAACTGTACCACTTCCTGTACCAGCTCCGATATATGATCTTAAGTTAGCACCTGTTACATATTTAACTGTTCCTGAATCTGATATTAAGAACTTATCTGTATCAGAACCTACTTCATCAATAGTAGTAATTTTTAGTGAGTTTGCTAATTCTAAATCACCACTTGAAAAAGTTCCTCTTGTAGTTCCATTTTGACTAAATATTAATTTTCCTGAAGAATTAGCATACATTTGCCAATAATCATCAGAGGCATTTGTAAATCTTACATAAGGAGAATCTCCAGAACCATCGTCTAAAGTTATATTACCTATAAATGTCGTATTCCCACTAGAATCAATAGTTACAGCATCGGAGTCATCATCAAGTTCAATAGCTAATGTATTTGCAGCAGAGCCAATATTTCTAATAGTAAATTTTGCATCATCATTACTATTATATAATTCTATTAAACCATTATTAGGGAGTTTTAAAGTAGAAGTAACACTTGCGCTTCCTAAAGTTAATATAGTACCATCAAATGTTAGATCAGCATCACTTGTTAATGAAGATGTTCCATTCCAATACGCTACTCTACCAGATACACCTGTTCCAGTTACTGTACCTGTTGCAGCATCTATCCAATCTGTACCATTCCCAGCGCCTAAAGAAGATAATACTTGTCCTGCGCTACCTGCTGAACTATTACTATCTGTAATATCATTACTTCCCATTGCAATATCAGCAGTCATATTTAAACCAGCACAATCTGAAGAAGCTGTAGTTACAAAACCTCCAGTTATACTTACTCCTGTATTTGTAGTAGCAAATTTAGACGCCGCATTATAATATAGTGTTACCGCACCATCAGCTAAGAAAGCAGCTATAATCTCATCTTGATCTTGATTTTTAATATATGTATAGTTTGAACTTAAAGTTAATTGTCTATCTAATAAAGAACTAATCCAATTTACATTTGTAGTACTATTATGATATATTTCAAAATCTGGAGCTGCTCCAAAAGTTAACTTAGCGTTATCTGGGAGAGCCGAATCATTTAAAAAATTTATAGGCATACCTCGTTTTTATTTTATTTAATTATTGTTATCCAATATCTCTTAGCATTACTCCATATTTACCATTTGCAACACTTCCTTTGAATTTGATAAATACTTCGTCAGCATCTCTATATACCACTGGATAAACTGTGCTTCCTGCTGGAGTATCTGGACTTGGATCATTATCTGCAACCTGATATACTTCAACCATACAGTCTGTTCCTGCAGCGCCAGCTCCTATCAGAGTAGTAGTTGTACAATCAAATGTTGTATATCCACCA